ACGCGGAGAAGACGGCGTGGATGCTGCTGCGGCGGATCGCGGACCCGGGGTCGGCGTTGCAGTTCTTCGGGCCGCAGTTGGCGACGCTGACGGAGGCGAACATGAATTGGTCGAATTTCCGGCAGCGGCACATCGTTTCGCCGTGGATGGTGAATCTGCCGGCGACGGAGCAATATTACAGCACGACGCCGGAGTTCTACCGGAAGATGGGGCAGATGCTCAATTACTCGCCGGCCAAGTTGCAATACATCGTGGCGCAGGCGATCTCGCGGCAGACGGATGAGACGATCCGCCTGGTGGAGTCGATCGACGGCGGGCGGCCGATCATGGAGGACGCGGATGTGCCGTTCGTGGGGAGGATTTTCGTGCGGGACCCGATCGGGTTCGGCAGCCAGTCGGTGCGGTCGGTGGACAAGGTGGAGCAGCAGCTGCAGCTGCTGGATACCAGGCTGAAGGCGAAGGGCTGGCACCAGCTGCGGGATGCCAATTTCGACGCGGAGAAGGTGGGCTCGAAGCAGCTGGCGCAACTCCAGATGCAGTTGCAATACCTCGAGGGGCTGCGCTCGGGGATGCGGGTGCTCGATGATATGGCCGGCGTGACGAAGTATTACGCGCTCGGGCGGGACTTCGCCAATGAGCGGAACATGCGGCGGATGCAAACCGAATACGCGCAGATGCTGCTGCTGGGCAACAAGGACCGGATCGCCACGCTGGAGCAGGCGCTCGAGCTGCTCAAGCAGATCCCCCAGGCGCCGCCGGCGCAGGTGGCCGCGGAATACCTGGACCGGCGGTTCTAAAGGCCGGCGCCGCGGCGGCAAGTGGCACGGTAAGTGGCCTGCCAGCCAATCGGACAGAGAGAAACTTCCGTTCCGTAGTCAGATGCTCTATCCAATTGAGCTATGGCCGCTTTTATTCTTGTGGGAACTGATTAGTTGGCCGGTTTGTTCTGATGAACTTTCTGATTCCGGACCAAAATAGGGGTTGCTTTGTGCGCAAGAGTGGGAAAGGCTATGCATATGGAAGTGGCACAGAAAGTGGCTCGGCGCCAGCGTAAGCATGGCGAGGTTACCGTGGAGAAGCAACCGGGTGATAAGTATTGGTATTACCGGGTGTTGATTCATGGCAGGCGTCGGCGACGTTCGACCGGTCACACTGACAAGAAATTGGCGCTGGCGCAAGCGAAGATTGTGGCCAAGGAGCTGCGCCAGGGCGGTGATGCGCGGGAGACGATGATGCGACCTGGCTATGCGTCGGTCGGGGACGTTTGTAAGGTGTGGTTGCAGATGTCGGAGGCTTCGACGCGTCGCAATAATGTGTCGACGCTTCGTAAGTGGGTGCGGTCGTTTGCGGGGGGCGATGAGGATGCGGTGGCGTTGACGCGGTGCACGGCGGGGGAGTTGCGGAAGTATCTGCGGGCTTGGCCGGGGTCGCCGGAGGGGCGGAAGTCGACGGCGCGGCAGATCCTGGCGATGTTTCAACCTCTGGCAATGGACTGGTATCGGGATGCGAAGTTGGTGATGCCGGATGTGGCGGAGTTGCGCAAGGTGCGGGTGGAGACGAAGGATGATGAGGAGGAGTTTGAGGGGTTCACGTTGATTCCGGCGTCGACGCTGCGGGAGATGGATGCGGCGGCGGAGAGGTTGCGGGTGTCGGAGCTGCTCGAGGAGCGGCGGGTGTGGGCGGTCTATGTGCTGATGCGTTATTGCGGGCTGCGGAATGTGGAGGTGGCGGCGCTGCGGCGGGATTGGGTGGTGAAGGGGAAGCGGTCGCCGTTGTTGCAGCTGATCCGGCGCCGGCTGCCGGATGGTCTATGGTGGAAGCCGAAGGGGCGGAGCGGTGAGGTGCCGGTGCGGTTGCGGCTCCTGGCTCAGCTGCGGCGGGCGTTGGGGCGGGATGGGGAGTTTGTCATACCGCGGTCTCATGCGACGGATGCTCATGCGCTGACGCACCGGAGGATCAATGATTTTGTGCGGCCGTTTTTCCCGGAGGCGGGGCCGAAGGAGAAAAAGGCTTATGATTTGCGCAAGCAGTTCGGGGCGGAGATTGCCATGCGGGATGGGATCGAGGTGGCGAGCCGGTTGCTGCGTCACGGGGACATCAAGACAACATGGAAACATTATCACGCGCTTGTGCACGAGCCGGCGCCGCTGTAGTCCTGGCGGCGTTGGTGGGGTGTGCGACGGGACCGGAGCCTGAGCCGGTGCCGGTGGTGGAGCATTTCCGGGAGATCCTGGTGCAGACGATTCCGCGGGGGGCGTATATCGAGCGCAATAGTGAGTATATCGGGCTGGCGCCGGTCGTGGTGCGGGTGCGGACGTCGGCGACGGGGCGGCCGGTGGGGCCGGTGGTGGTGCGGGCGACGGATGTGGCTTCGGGGGCGCACGTCTGGCAGCGGCTGTATCAGTCGGAGGAGGTGCCGAAGCGGATGCTGCTGGATATTCGTCCTTTCCTTGAGCCGCGTCCGGCGCTTAGTTTCGGGCCATGAAAGCGCACTATCTTGTAGCATTGTCGGTTGTTGGTTCGGGGTTTTTGTTTGCGGCGGTTGAGCGGGAGGTGTGGATCGGCCTTGAGCGGGCGGATAATTTGAGCGGGCCGTGGGTGCCGATGGCGGTGGAGGCGGGGATGTTGGGCGCGGGGCGGATTAATGCGGGGCGGGTGACGAATGACCAGGGGTTTTACCGGTTGCGGGGTGAGCTGGTGCCGCTGCCTTCGCCGTCGCCGAGCCCGACGCCTCCGCCGGCGGTGGTGCCGACGTTCAACGGGGTGACGGTGAATGGCGGGGTGCAGTCGGCGTGGTTCGGGACGGCGTGGTTGGATGGCTTTGTCATAACTCGGTATGAGGTGACGGGTGCGCAGTGGGCGGCGGTGCGGGCGTGGGCGTCGACGAATGGTTATGACATTGCGGCGGGGTCTTATGCGGGGGATAATTTTCCGGTGGGCGGCATCACCTGGCATGATGCGGTGAAGTGGTGCAATGCGTTGTCGGAGTGGTCGGGGTTGCCGGCGCCGTATCGGGCGGGCGGTGAGGTGTATCGTTCGGGGGTGCGGGATGATGTGGAGACGGCGGGCGGGAATGGGTGGCGGCTACCAAGTGAGCGGGAGTGGGAGTGGGCGGCTCGAGGTGGGACGCAAAGCGGCGGCTATACTTACTCGGGGGGTAATACGGTGGGTGCGGTGGCTTGGTATGACCAAAATGCGGGGTCGGCGCAGCGGGTGGGGACGAAGCTGGGCAATGAGCTGGGGCTCTACGATATGAGCGGTAATGTGGCGGAGTGGTGTTTTGACCTGGCGACGGTGGGACGGACGGAGCGGCGGTTCCGCGGGGGCGCTTATGCGACGCTGGGGGAGCTGTCGGTCCGGTCGACGCGACGCGGGGAGCAGCCGGCGGCGGCGGTGAATGCGTGGATGGGGCTGCGCCTGGCGAAGTGGAATTAAACGTTACGGTCGTCAGTTGTAGTTGGGGCGCTGGAAGCCGGGGCGCCGGCCGCGGAAGCCGGCGTGGACCCATTGCAGGCCGCGGACGACGAGCCAAGTGCCGGCAGCGATGAGCGGGGTGGTGATGCCGGCGAAGATCCAGAAGTTCAGCCAAGCGACTTGGGGCATGTTCAAGGCGGCGGTGAGTAGGTAGAGAAACCAAGCGGCCGCGGCGCAAGAGGCCAGAAAGATGCGGAGGCGCCGGAAGCCTAACTGAGAATGGTTTGCCATGGGCCGCGAATGATATTGCATTGCGAGGACGCGGTTTGCAAGATTATCCTGCCGCATCCTCGGCAGCGCGTTGGACGGGCTTTTCGGGGTGCTCGAGAGGGTAAATGGTGCCTTCCACGGTCTGTTCGATATAGCGCTGCTGGCGGGTGACGGCGTGGATGACGGCGCGTTTGGCGTAGCCGGAGCGGGTCTTGCCGGATTCCGCGGCGAGGCGCCGCAGCTCGCGGTCGATGTCCGCGGGGATCGTGCAGCTCAGCGATACTTTGCCTTTGCCGGGGCCGTGGCTGGCGCCCTTGGTCGTGCGTTTCATGAGGGTAGTCTGGCATGGGGGAAAACATTGTCAAAATTATTTCTTGGCATTTCCAGTGGGAACTAATAAGTTCCCGTTTATGCCCAACGTATCCCTCACCATTACGTTGCCGGAGGATGTGGCGCAACAAGTGCATGAAACGGCGCGAAGCCAGTATTTAAGCCGTTCCGCGGTCCTCCGGCAAATCATCATGAAAGAACTCGAGCGTCTGCGTGGCGCCGAAAGCCAAGCATCTGCGGAGGTGCCAGCATGAGTGATTCCGCGGTGATTTTGCTGTGGCTGCTGGCGATAAATGTGGCGCTGGGTGGCTTGTTTTTCGAGGTAGAGAAACTGCTCGGGAGGACCCGGCGATGAGCCTGGCGGCGGCGATGCCACGGGCGGGCCGCGGGCGGTTTGCGGTGGAGGCCCGGCGGGCGACGCCGGCGCCGATGGTGCGCCGGTGGATGGTCATGGCGTTTTGTCCTATGAGCGGGCCTTGGCGTCAGCTGGTGCATGCCAAGTCCGCCAGCGCCGCCATCGTCAAATACTGCGCGGAGCACGATCTGGCGCCCGAGCAATGCCAAGCGGTGCCGGACTGACGGCCCCACCCTTTTCTTTTTTTTGTATGTCAAATCCAGAGCAACAAACGAACAGGCTGCCGCGGGTGTTTTCGATCGCCGATTTGTCGGCCCATCTGGGATTGAGCCGGAGGACAATCGTGTCCGCCTTGTCGGCCGGCGACCTGGAGCATTATCGGGTCGGGTCCCGGGCGCTCATCCCGGAGCCGGCTGCGCTTGCCTGGCTCGAGGCCAAGCGAATCGGCCGCGGTGTCCGGCTGCGGGTGGCGTGATGGCAAAGCCGGGCGCCAGTCTGATCCAGGAAGCGGCGGCTGCCGAGCTTGCCGCCCCGGCCCTTTCTTTTTTTGCGGAGATTGAAGAGGCGGAGAAACGCCTGGCTGACGCTGGGGAATTCACCGGCGAACGGCTGCACCGGGACCGGCCGGGAGTCTATGCGGCGATAGTGCGCATGGCGGCCGAAGGTCAGAGCATAAGCGCCACAGCGCGGGCGCTCGGTGTGTCTCGCAATACAGTGTGCGCAGTCCGTGACCGTGAGGGGATTTCTATAGAGCAGGATAAAAAGGAGTTGTTGAAAGATCTGCGCCGGGCGTCGCGGCTGGGTGTGGAGAAAGTCATCGAGCTTTTGCCGGAGACCAAGGCGGCGAAGGATGCCGCGATCGTTGCCGCGGTGATGGTGGACAAGATGCAACTGCTCTCGGGTGAGGCGACCGCTCGGGTGGAGCGTGTCGAGGTAAGGCCTGACCAAGTCAAAGCGTTCGTGGATTCGCTGCCGGTCATCGAGGCCGAGCTGGTCGAAGGTGAGATTTTAATCGGTGTTCCCGGGGAAACGTCGGACCAAAGGGGCGGCGCCTTGGCGCTACCGTCGCCGGGTGCCGCTTCTGATTTGGGATCAGAGGTTCTGACCAGTGACGACAGAGAAGGGCAGGCAGGTCGAGCCACTTGCCGTGCCACTGAGGCCGCGGGCGTGGTCGATGATGCCCCCGGTGCCGGTGATGGGGGGGGAGGGGGTGCCGCTTCTGATGCGCATGCCCCATGGGTGATGAATACCGAAAAACAGAATTTTGGCCAAAGGGCCAAGGCGCGTCCGGCCGGTCTTGGGGGACGGCCGGCGCGTCAACCTCTATGCAAACGCACACCACCGAAAAAGAAGGGCACCTCGAAGAAGGAGCCGATTTCAGCAAAAAAGAAGGGGGGCTCCGCGTGCTGACACGCCAAGGAGTCAACAAGGTCGCTGAGATGCTGCGCCAGCGCCGGCAGCAGGCCCAGCAGCCGCCCGCGGAGCCGGAGAGTGTTCCGGTAGCGGAGCCGGAAAAAAAAGAAGAGTGGCGGCCGGGCGAGGGGATCGCGGCGGCGGTCGGGCCGATCATGGCGACGGCGATTCGCTCCCGCAATTTGCCGAACCGCAAGCGACTTTCCTGCACGATCAACGGCCACGACCACGTCGTCCTGGTGCGGGACACCGGCCACTACCGCCAAGGCGAGTCCTTCGAGGTCCGCATGAACGACCACGGCGAATGGGAAGCCGCCGTCCACCGCAGTCAGCCCCGCTTCCGATGAACGACTTTGATCAGCCCCAATCGTGCTGCCTGTGCCCACGCCGCGCCGGGTTCCATACCGACATCGGCTTCCTTTGCTCCGGCTGCTTTTACCAGACGCAAAAAATCATGGTCTGGCTGCTCGAGAACCTCGGATGGCGCCCCATGGACAAACACGAAAGACACGCCCATGACCACAAATGCCATTGATCTAAACGCCCCCGACATCGGCTCCGGCGCGGTCGTCATGACCTACGAGGCCCCCAAGCCCCACCGCGCCAGCCGGGCGTCCGTCATCTTCCGCGAGAACGACGGCCGCCACCAGCTCGTCGGCTACCTCGGCTGGAAAGCCATCCTCCACCGCCTCGCCACCCGCCGTCCGTGAAAAAAATGAACGGCAAAACCCTCGAGATCGAACCCGGCACGATTGGCTGCGAGCAGCTCGACTGCGCTGCCATGAATCGGGCCCTCAATGCCTGGGCCAAGCGCCGCGGCATTGCTTGGGACAACCCCTTCCGCCGCCCCCTCGATCTCAGCAAAAGAAAGAAACCCCGTCCCCTATGAGAATTCGCACGATCAAACCTGAGTTTTGGCAGCACCCGGTGATGTCCCGGCTGCCCTACGACACCCGCATCCTCGCCCTTGGGCTCCTTAACCTTGCCGACGACGAAGGTTATTTCAGCGCCGACACCGACTATATCCGCGGCGCCGTCCTATTCCGCGAAGACTCGTCGAACGTTCGACGAATGCTCGACGAGCTTTCGCGCAGTGGTTGGATCACCCTCTGCGGCGCCGCCGAACGGCCCATCGGGCAGGTGGTGAACTTCCGCAAGCACCAACGGGTCGATCGTCCGCAACCCTCTCGGCTCAAGCAATATGCGCTCGACGAATCCTCGACGAACGATCGACGAGCCCTCGACGATCAATCGACGCAGGAACAGGGATCAGGGAAAGGAAAGGATACCCCTATAGTCCCCAAAGGGGACATCAAGCCGGAGGGAGTGGAAGATCCGATTGAGGCGATAGATCCGCAACTCCTCCGCGCCAAAGCCATCTTTCGCATGCGCCCCGGCACTCCGCTCGACCGCAGCCAAGCCCGCGCTTGGCGCACCGCCCTGGCCGCCGTGGCCGGCACGACCGAGCCCGAGTGGCAGTTGCTCGAGGCCTACTACTGCGCGGTCATCGCCAGCCGCGACGACTACCGGCGGCGGGATCTTGCCACCTTACTGAACAATTGGTCCGGCGAATTGACGCGTGCCGCGGCTTGGGCCGAGCGCGTTGGTTGGCATTCCGAAAATTCGCAAAAAAAAGAAGAGGGGGCCCCGCCGGACGAGATTTGGCGCGAAGTCCTCCACGCCCTCTATCCGGACTCCGACCCCGCCGTCTACCGCACCTGGTCGCAAGTCCCCGACAGCCTCCGCGCCGAGATCGAGGCCGCGCTGCTTCTGGCGGGAAGGGAGGCCGCGTGAAATCCGCCGCGGTCCTGCTCCTCCTCCTGGCCGGCTGCGCCGCGACCAACTGGCGCCGGACTGCGCCGTGGAATTTACCGATGGCTCACGAGTGGCACGCGCCGCTGGAGACCAGCTGGCAGAACGCGGTCGACACCTACCGCCGCCTCACCGCGCCGCCCGGGCGCGTCTACGACCCGGTCATGCGCAACTACCAGCCCGACTTCAGCCAGCCATGATCCCCGTCGACGTCAGCTACCTCATTTTGTTCGCCATTCTCGCCCTGATTCTGGTGATCGCCTTTGACGACGACGACCCCCGCTTTCCATGAAAACCCCTTTGCTCCTGACCCATGGTGCCGCGGGAGACCCGCGGACGGGCCGTGCGAAACCACGCCCCATGAAACAGGCAGGAGCAACCCCTCTATGACAAACAAAACCCGCCAACAATACCGTCGCGGCCTGCTCGTTGTGGCCGCGGTTGCCATCTACCTCGCCCTGGGCCTCGCCCTGATCCTGCGATGAAAACCGAAAGCCACACCTACACCGTCGGCCGCAGCGAAGGCGTTGTTTATCCGAAGGACTTCCCCTACGCGCCCACCGTCCCGCACCTCGCCGAGTTGTATGACAAGGCCGCCAAGCGCATCAAGAAGCTCGAGGAAGCCCTCAAGCTCTGCGCCCCGTTGACCCAGCGGGCCATCGACGCCCGCAGCGAAGCCCTCGATCCCGACTTGCAATGATCCACGACCAATCACCCTCCTACCGCCGCCGCCCGCGCCCATGACCGACACTCCCCGCACCACCGATCTCGCCCGCGGCAACCACGTCGTCCCCGTCGAATTCGCCGCCACCCTCGAGCGCGAACTCCTCGAAGCCCGCGCCCTCGCCGAAGACCTGCTCGAGAAAAACGCCAAGCAAGCAGTCCACATCGACCAATGGCGCGAAGTCGCCGGCATGCTCGCCGCCAGCCTCGCGGCCGGAGCGTCCTCCGTCCACCCCAGCGCCTACCACTTCCGCGGCACCGCCCTTGAGGCATACGAGCGTTTGAAAAACAACGGCGCCGGCATCGAGCTCTGAACCGCGACACCTTTTACCACCACCACCATGACCACCGATCCCAACCAAATCCCTCTCTGGTCCCACGAAGCCGAAGCCAGCCTCATCAGCTGCGTCCTCAATGGCGGCCAGTCCACCCTCGACGCCGCCCTCGAACTTGTCGCCGACGACTGGTTCTTTGCTCCGGTCAACAAGACCGCCTGGCTGCTGCTCAAAGACATCGCCCACAAGCGCCAGCCGCTTGACCTGCTCACCTATACGGAGGCCTGGCGCCAATCCGGCGAGCTGGCCAAGATCGAAGGCGGGGCCGGCTACATCACCGCCGAATACACCCGCATCGCCGGCAACCTCCACCACTGGGCCGACCAACTCCGCGACTACTGGCGCCGGCGGGAGATCCACCGCATCGGCCTCGAGCTCGTCCTCGAGTCCCGCAACTTCCAGAAAGTCACCGACGACATCCTCGATTCCTCGGAAAAACTCCTCCTCGACCTCCGCCTCGAGACCAAGCAGTCCGGTCTTGTCCATTGCGCCACCGCCGTCGACGCGGCGGCCAACCGCATCGAACTGGCCCACAAAAAGCGCGGCAAGCCGATCGGCATTGCCACCGGCTTCAGCGATTTAGACCGCATGACCGGCGGCCTCAAAGCCGGCCAACTCATCATCATCGCCGCCCGCCCCAGCATGGGCAAATCCGCCTTCGCCACCAACATCGCCGAACACGCCTGCCTCCGCGACCAAGTCCCCACCGCCCTCTTCAGCCTCGAAATGACCGGCGAAGAACTCATGGAACGCGTCCTCTGCACCCAAGCCCGCGTCAAACTGCAACGCGTCCGCGACGGCTTCATGAGCAAAGACGAGATGGCCACCCTCGGCCGCAAAGTCGGCCAGATCGTCGACGCCCCGTTGTATCTCGACGAGACCCCATCCCTTAGCATCGCCGCCTTCCGCGCCCGCGCCCGCCGCGCCGTCGCCAAGTATGGCGTCAAGCTCCTCATCGTCGACTACTTGCAGCTCATGAAAGGCTCCACCAAACGAGCCGCCCAGGATCGCCGCCTCGAGATCGACGAAATTTCCAGCGGCCTCAAAGCCACCGCCAAAGAACTAGGCGT